ATATGAATAATATGAATAATGATTAATTATAATAAACATTCATCTAAATCCAATGTTTTAGTTTTTTTCTTTTTAGCTTTTTTCTTTTCATATTTAACAAAGGAACCATCTAATTGATAAATATTAATATCATAATTACATTTATTATAAAACTTCAATCGTTTATTTGATTGATTAATGAATATAGAAAATTCATCATTAATATCAATAATCAGTGGATGAAATTTTCTAGTTTCTTTTTTTTCTCGTAAAATTCTACCAACTGATTGAATAATATCAGATTTAGGTGAAGCGAGTATAATAGTATTTAATTTTGGAATATCCATACCTTCTGAAGCCATGGAAAATGTACCTAATATAATATTTTTTTCTTGTGATTCTCTAAGTTCTTGGGGTTTCATTCCACCAACATAAAATCCAGAATCAATATTTTTTTCTTTTAATATTGAATGAATTTCACTTAAATGATTTCTACGATCACTTAAAATCAATATACATCTACCCATTTCATATAATGGAATTAATTCTTTAATAATAACATTAGTTCTATCTTTAAAATTACAAATATTGTTAATCATTTTAGGGCAGCATGTTTTTTTTTGATATGTTAATTCAATATTACTATATTTTGTATCATCATTTGTATATTTAATAATTTTTGTTTCAACATAATCGTCATTTTTATCTTTAGATATATAGCATATATTACCAATATACCATTCAAATACTTTTTTTAATCCATCTTTTCTATTTGGAGTAGCACTTAATCCGATCATATTATTACACGCAACTTTACTCATACATCTATGAAAAACTTCAGCACCTAAGTGATGACATTCATCAAATATAGCAGTTCCAAAACTATCAAACGTATTTTCTGGATATTCTTTCATAGATAAACTCTGAACCATTGCTAATACAATATCTTTACCTTCAATATCTATTGTATTTTGTTGAACTTTACCTATTTTTGCATCGGGTATAAATTCTTTAATTCTATCATACCATTGAGTCATTAAGAAATCTTTATGGACTAGAACAATTGCTTTAAAACCCAATTGAACTAATGTATATAAAGCGAGAACTGTTTTACCACCTCCACATTTTAAAGAAATTATAGCACCACCATTTTCATTAATATGTTTAATTGAAGTATCATATATAGGTAATTGTTCTTCTCGTAAATTACCTTTAAAATTAATATTTATTTTTTCTCCATCAATCATTTTGTTTATTGTTGGTTTACCAAACTTTTCTAATCCATAAAATCTAGGTATATATAGTTTTTTTGGAGATTCTAAATATAAACTAAACTTTTTTTCATTACCAGAACCAAAATCATTCATTGTAAATGGTTTTACAGTTAAATCATCTTTAATTTCTTTAATTTGTTTACAAGTTAATTCAGTTTTTTTAATAACATATCCATTTCTAGATATTTTAGTTTCCATATTTATATTATATTATGAAAATATACTTAAATAGATTCAAATTATAATATATAAGTTAATAATGGATTTCCAAAGTTTAGATAAAAAAGTTGAATCAAATATGGATTTAATAGTGGATATGTTTGATGGATCATTAAATTTTGATGATAAAATAGATAGCGATAAAAATGAACAATATTATATAGGTAAAGCTGAAAATATAATTAAACAATTAGATAAAAGTAATTATTATATTTTTTTAATAGCGATGTTAAAAGATTATAATACATTAGATGAAGTTCAAAAAGATAAAATTATTGAGTTATTAAATATTAAACCAAAAATTGTAGAAAAAATTATAGAGAAAAGGGTTGGTATAAAAGTTGATAAAAACAAAAAACCAAAAATAAATAATTATGATGATTATTAAAATATTATTAATAATATTATGATTATCAACTGTAGAGTATTTTTATTAACATTATTAATTGGAATAATGTATAAATATATCACAAATAAAACAAGTAATAATATATTAATTAAAAAATAATTTATAATATATTAATATGAATGAAATAATTAGTTATATTATATCAATATTACTTGCTTTATTTGTAGTTAATACATTATGGAAATCTATTACAGATGATTTATTAGTTATTAAAGTTTAAGGCGTTTATAAATTAAAAAAATAATAATGAGATTAGTTATAATGGCTAAAGAGACAAATTTAAAAGATTTAGATACTAGTTTATCGAAAGAAGAAGAAGATATTGTTGATTCCATAATAAGTGAATTAAATCAAGATATACCTGGAGATGAATCTGTTGAAGCTAAACCCGCATCAGTTGATGTAAATAGAGAAAAAGCTCATTTACAGCAACAACACCAACAGCAACAACAGCAACAGCAGATGATGCAACAACAACAGATGATGCAGCAGCAACAGATGATGCAACAACAGATGATGCAGAGACAAAAAACCGCAGAAGTAGAAGAAAAAGAAATATCGTTAGTAGATAAATTAAAATTAGATTTAAAATTTCCTGGTATTGTAGCAATATTAACATTTTTAGCAGTATTACCACATAGTGCTCAATTAATTGAATCTATGAAAATTTCATTTTTATTGGATGGAGAAAATCTTAATTTATATGGATTAATTTTAAAATCATTATTAATGGGTTTTGTTTATTTTGTAATTACAAAATATGTATTAGTCTAATTTAAGTTCAATACTTTCTTCAATTTTTTTACAACATTTATTAATAGTTACTTCAGATATTTGAGATATTTTAGATATTTCTTTTTTATTTATTAAGGAATCTTTTTTATAATTACAATAGAATAGAATACATCCAGCTGCTATTGAATCTGGTCTAACTTCAGATATTAAATTAACCTGTGTGATAATTTCAGATATATCTTTAACTTGTTTAATATCATCAGAATTTAATTTTAATTTATTACAGAATCTATCAATAAAATCTTCTGGTATAATTGATTTAGCTTCTTTAATTCTATTTTTAGAATTACTCATATGAATAATTTCTTGAAATGTTTTAGTTCCTTTAGTCATTACAGATGTGGTAATATTAAACATAAGAGCAATTTCTTTTGAACTTCTAGATACGGCACAATTCTTACAAGCATAATATAAACATGCTGCAATAATTCCTTTTCTGTTATTACCACGAGATATTTGTGTGTCTGAAATCACTTTGTATAATGATTTAGCTTCTGTTACAATTTTACTGGGCAATTGATTTTTTTTAGCAATATCTGATATATCTGTAAATACTTTATAAGTGCTTCTTTCTTTATATGTCATACTATTCCAACCTGTATATTTTTTAACTTGAAACATACTTTTATCTTTTGAATATTGATTTGATACAATACTACCAACAGATGATTTGGGTAATAGAATATTTAAGGGCATACCACATCTGGTGGGATCTGAAGATTTAGTATCTTCGGATCCATAAAATCTCCATTCGGGATTATCAGATATATTTGATATTAATGTATCGCATTTTTTACACTTAACTAGTTCATTTATAAATATATAATTATTTATTGATAAACAACATTCATTTGGTTCTATAGTTTTTTCTAATTTATCCAATTCACCAAATAATTTATCAAATTCCATATTTATTTTTTAAATATTTTTATGAATAAATATCAAATTTTTTTTATTTATTAAAATATGTTAATAGAATATATTCATAATATTTTTGGTTCAAATATTGACACATCATTAGATAAAAGTATATATATAAAATATAATATCAATACAGTTATAAATTGTACTAATAATATAGGTTTTTTAGATATTGATATAAAAAAAATAAGAATACCATTAACTGAAGATTTGAATCATCATACTGATATACCATTATTAATTAAGAATATAGACAAAATATTAAATTATATTAATGAAAATTATATTGATAATACAATATTAATATCATGTTCTACTGGTAAAAATATTGGCCCATTAATAATTGGATTATTTATGGTTAAATATGGGAATATTTCAATTAAACATATTAAAAATATATTAAAATCAAAAAATAAAGATATATGTATTGATTATGATTTAAGTATATTTAATATTTAATTAATTTGATATATTTAATTGATTATAATAAATATTAAAAAAAAATAACGATCATATATGATTAATTGTGAAGATAATCTATTTGTAAAAGTAAAAAGTTTTAATTATGTATTAGATGATATATATAATGAATTTGATGTGTATTTTGTAGATATTGATAATAATAAAGAAAATATTAAATTATTAAAAAGTTATCATTATTTAATTACATTATATATTGTTGTTAATAGTATATTAACAATGTATGTGTTTATTAAATATTTTAAATAATTGGTGTAAATCCACCTATTAATTTATCTCCAACTTTTAATTTAGATGAATAATTTGGTGGTAAAATAATATCAACTCTACTTCCAAATGTAATAAAACCATACTTATGCGATCTACTAACAATATCTCCAATATTTACATTATTTATAATTCTCCGGACAAAAAATCCAACTCTCTGTGTTACTATAATATTGCCTAATTTAGATTCAAATGTAACTCTTACACCCTCATTATGTGAACTCTCTGGTTTTGTTGCCATCAAATGAATACCTTTATTTACAATTTGACTATGGATAATTTTTGAATCTATGGGGGCATATTGAACATGGACATTTAATGGTGATAAAAAAACACTTATTTCTCTATCATTTGTATATGTTACAGTGCCATCACACGGACTTACAATTATATCTTTATTAATATATGTTATTCTATTAGGAGATCTATTAAAGAATAATAATAATAAAAATAACACAAGTAATGTTATTGTTAAATATTTAATCATATAATACATAATTATATTTTATTTTTAATTTATATCCATTAATTTATATCCATTAATTTATATCCATTAATTTATATCCATTAATTTATATCCATTTCATTTTCTAAAAAATCTATATTTATTTTTCTTTTAATCCATTTACCATTATCTAAATAACAATCACATGGATATTCTTTTGAATAAATACAACCACATTCAAATGTATCAATATTTACATCTATATCATTATTAAATAAGTCTGATGCATTATCTAATTTGGAAAAATCTTGTATATTTGAAATGAGTTCAATAAAATCATTTAGTAGTTTTAGTTTTTTAATATCTTCTTTAGAATTGATATGACTTTTTAATGTATTATTCAGAATATATCTAACAACTAATCCATTTTCAATAAAATAATAATTGTTCCCCCTATCAATTATTGTTTTATTCATATATTTATAAATAAATTGATTGATATCATGATTAATAATACCTAATTTATCTATTTCATATTTAAATGTATCCATTTTTTTTTTATATACAAAAATTAATATATTTAAATTAATATATGAATAACTTTTTATATGCAATTATAATAATTATATTAGTTATAATTATTGAATATGTTTCAATATCTTTAATTAAAAGTTCTGTTAAGAATAAAAATTCAAATTATATATTAGGTATATTATTATATATTGTGGTTGGTTGGCTATTATATAAATTATTTTTAAAATATAATTTACTATCAAGTAGATTTTTAATATCAAGAATTTTTATAATTTTAGTTCCACTATTAATAGTATATATATTAGAAGAAACATTTACATTTAATAAAAAAATAGGATTATTATTAATTATATTCGGTATATTTACACTAGAATATAATAATATTAAAAAAATATTGAGTTAAATCGGAGATGATTTACTTAAATAATATTTACTATCTGATTGAATAATATTATTAATATGAAGACAAAGCATTTCAAATAATATTGATAATTGTGGATTATGAATTAGTAATTTTTTAATTTCATTTATATTTAAAAAATTAAATATATCTTTATTATTTGATATTGTCAAATCATTATTCATTTAATTATTATATTTATATTTATAAAAATTTCTTTAAATTTTTAAATTTATCAAAATTATTATTAAATTTACTTTCATGATTTAATGTTTCTTTTACTTTTTCATTTTTTAATTTTTTGCATATATTATATTTATTTAATAGAGATATAATATTAATAGTATATTCATGATAATCGTATATCCCTGTTTCAACACCATCTCCACCAGTTAATTTTGTTCCAGCAAAATAGCCACATAATTGTAAAAATAATACTAGACTATTTAAACACGTATCTGTTATTTTGATATTATTTTTTAATAAAAATTTTATTAATGCCGGAATCAATGCTAATAAAGAGACACATTTTGATTTTATTATATCATTATCAAATAATGGATCTTTTTTATAATTTTTTAAAATGTATTCTTTATCTAATTTACTATTATATGGTTTTTTTAGATAATAATTTAAAAATGATTTAATATCTTCTAATTTATTATTTCTTGTTAATAATGATACAGCATTATAATATTCATCATTTTCAACTCTAAAACAAAAACCAAAATCATATATTATTATTTTTGGCATATCGGTATTTAAATCAATAATAGACCAATTACCTTCATGTAAATCACCATGACTTATTTCATTAATACAACTATTTTCTATAAATATTGCTAATGTTGTTAAGACTTTACAGCGAGTAATATTATTTACTTTTTCATTATGTAATTTTATTCCTGGTAAATATTCCATTATAAAAATATCTTTAAATTTACTTTTAATTTTTGGAATAATAATACAATCAATATCAGAATATAATTTAGAGAATAAATCACAATTATTTGCTTCTATTTCTAAATTTGTTTGATCTTTTAATGAATATACAAATTTATCTATATCAACATTCGGTAATATTAAACTTAAATTAATTAATTTTGTAATTAATTTATATATAATTAAAAATACATTTATTTGAAAAATAATATCTGGATGTGTTACTTTCATCGCAAATCTATCATTATTTATTTTATCTTCAATTAAATAAACTTGACCAATAGATCCGGAACCAATTAAATCAATTATATTATAATCTTCTAATAACTCTGATTTATAATTTTTTTTATATATTTTTTCAGTATATTCTATATTATGTATATTGCATTTTTCAAAAAAAATATTAAATTTTTCAGTAATTAATAAATCTGGATATATTATTTTTGTAATTGGTAATAACCATTGGATAAATTTAATACTTACTGGACCAGTTGAGGTAATATTTGTTACTAATTTATCTATCCATTTTTCATTATTCTTTATATCTATTGACCTATTATATATAGTAAATAAATTTATAAATAAACATGAATAATTATATATTATTTTACAGTATCTTAACATTATAATAATCTTATATATATTTTTTTAAATAATTAAACCATAATCATCTTAAATATTTATCTGCGATTAATTATTTAAAAATATATATACAATATATTTATTATAATGGCTACAATTGATTCATTAATTAAAGATTTAACAATTTTTTATGTAAAAACAAATTATGAAAATTATTTGAAAGAAAATAATTTAACATCAATTAGTGATAATAATATTAAAGAAGTAGTTAATTTAATATATAATAAAGATAAACAAGAACATTTAATTCAATTTATTATTAATTCTTTAAAAGAATTATTAAAAGATGAATCACCAACAGAAAGTATTATTAGAAGTATGTTATTGGGTGTAATGGATGATGAAGAATTCTGTAAACAAAAATTAATTACAGAAATTAAAATATATCAAAATAAAAGAGATTAATAATTTATCTATGTTTATATTAAGTAATGAGTAATATTACAAGAATTAATTTAAATAATTTAAATATTAATAAAGATAACAAGAAAACTTTAAAGAAAAGCAAAAACTCAATTAATTATAAAGAATTTTTAAAAAAACATAGTAAAACTAATAATAAATCATTGAATTCTATAATTAAAAAAAATATTAAATCAGAAAATAAAGTTTATAAAAAAAATATAAAAAAATCATTAAATAAACCTCAAAAAGTAAAAATCATTAATTCGTTACCTGAAATAAATATTAAACCGGAAACTAAACCTGAAATAAATATTAAACCTGAAACTAAACCGGAAACTAAATCGGAAACTAAACCTGAAATTAAATCGGATACTAACCCGAGTGATTTAAAAAAAGTAAAAATCATTGAAACTGTTGAACAACCGATATTTAAAATAAATAGAAAATCTAAAAAGAAAAAATTATCTAAAAAGAAATCATCAAGTAAAAAGAAATCATCATTATTATCATCATTATCATCATCATCATCAAAAAAGAGAAAATCCAAAAAAGTTTCATTTGAATTAAGGAAAAAGAAAAAAACACTAAGGAAAAAAGTGGATAAATTAACAAATGATGAAATGTTAGATGATTTGGATAAAAGAGGTGTTAAATTAACTGGTAATTCAACAAAATTAATAAAAGACATATATATGTGTGTAATGGATGAAAATTTAAATATAAAAAAAGAATAAATTATTTCCAATATAATTCTTCATATTCGCAATCTGTTAAATATTGTTTATAATCATCATCTATATGAATTATTAAATTTTGTTCTTTAATTAATGGAGATTTTGATGTCCATTTATCATCATTTAATAATAAATTTAAATATTGAATTCTACCAACTGCTCCTTTAAATTTTCTAGATAATTTATTTCTTTTACTTTTAATTTTCCATTCTGCTTGCATAGCTTCAACTTTATTTTTGAAACCATATATTATACATATAGGATACCAATCGCTTCCCTTATGTGTATATTTAGCTCCACCAGATAATTCGCGATTATGTTGAAGCCATCTTCTTAAAAAATTATTAGTCATACCAACATATGTTAAATTATTAGATTTTATAATATAAACTAAATAATCATGAGAATATTTAGATATATTAGTCATTATTTTTATTTATATTATATTTTATCTTTAATTCATTAATAGTTTCTAAAAGCATAACATTCTGGGCATAATAATTTTAAATTAGATGGGTCATTACTTCCACCATATTGAAGTGGAACTGTATAACTTAATTTATATTTTTGTATATCTTCTAAAACGATATGATTTCTACAATTAGGACATCTTAAACTTTGTTTATCCGCTATTTTAAATTTAACATTTGCCGAACTTGTACTATTAATATTATATTCTGGAACAATTGTATGTAATGGCTGTGTTTGAATATCTTTTATATTTTTAGCCATTTTATAAACAAATGGTTTTTGATAACTCATAAAATAAATAAATATAAAAAATAAAATACATCCACCACCAAAATACATTTTTGTTTTTTGATCAACTGGATAATTTTTATTATACATATATCCACCAATTAATACTATTATTAATAAAGTAATACCATTCATTATAATATATATATTATATTATTTATTGAAACATTTTCTACATACTGGAATATATTTATCAGTTGATCCTATATCTGTTTGATTTGTATCATTTGAAATCTTTTTAGAAAATATACCAGGTGTTCCATCTTTACATGTAATACACATTGCTGTTAGTAAATTAATTTTATCTGCAAATGGATATAGACGATGGATATCTCCAAAATTTGCCCTATTTGAATCACCATTTAATCCAACTACAATAACATGTTTATTATTTAAATCTGTGGCAGTGGTTACAAAATCATATAAATCTTCAAAAAACTGTCCTTCATCAACAATAATATACTCACATACAGTGTATTTTTCTGTTGGAATTTCATCTAATTTATTAACAGAAATACAATCTAATTTATTATTATTATGGGAGCATATCTTATTTGTATCATATCGTTCATCTAGTTTTGAATTTATTAGTAAAACACTTTTTTCAATTACTGATAATCTATTAACCGATTTAATAATTTCAGATGTTTTTCCAGAGAACATACAACCAACAATTAGTTCAAGGCTCATTTTTTAAAAAATTTAATAGTATAGATATTTATTTATAGTTAATAAATAAAATCAAATTTTTTTCAAAAAATAGGATAACTTGCCATCATTGCTATGCCACATATCCCTCTACTATCATTAATATTCATTTTTAATCTGATATATCCATTTTAC